TCTAGCCACCCCGTAGTAAGTTGATGAATCTGCAACTACAGTTTTGTTTATTTTCGTTGCTAACGATGTATATACTGATGAAGCAGAAACTTCCGTACCTGTGTAGTCTTGAGGCAACCCGTTCCCCAATAGAAGTGTGACTTCCTTCTTCTTATACACCCTATTCTCAGCATCCAATCCTTCAATAGTCTTACTGGTAGCTTGTAGTACTCTTACAAACTTATAATTAATTGAGTCTGATGTAAGTGCATATACACTACCTATATTAGGGGACTCTGTGGTTAGTTCCATTAAGAGAGTAACAAGTCTGGAATCTTTATAGTGGTTTCCAAATAATGCTGCCATATACTGACTTCCTACTGCTAAATAAGACTGGACGGCATTAACTGCATTAGTTCTGGTATCGAACCAATCATCTGTGGTGAAAAAGATTACACTTACTAAAGGGTCTTTCGTCTGTTCTGTAAGAACTACATGACTGCCATAATACGTAGCCCTATCCATCGTCCTTACACTGAGGAATATCTTTCTGAGAGTCACTTTTCCATACACTCCATCTAACCTGGATATACTAGGAAACAGATCATTTATTTGTCCATTAACAAGTTCATCATCAGTCATCATCCCGCCGCCCTCGGCAGTATCATCAAGAACCTGAGACTTCATTATCTTGATTGAGTCTTTATTTATAGGCATTATGCAGAAACCTCCATTAATCGTATAGCATTAAGTATATACCATGTGTCGTTTAAAAATGCTTCTCCCCTCCTAACTGGAATCGCATCTATAGGTGTCTCCCATTGTCTGAACATAACCTTAAAAGTCCTCTGCTTACTGCCTATTCCTATAATGAGATCCATTTTTAACCCTATAGTATTCCTCTTGATAATCAGTGTATCAATAACGCTTCTTGTTACCCACCCCATATCAGAGATTCCAACTAAAGTTATTGGGCGACCTTTTATCAATTCTGAATCCTGTATAAATAACGCTCCAGTAACTCCCCTCGCCACGGTTTGCACTATAGGACTCCATATAATTTCATCCTCCCACTCTAAATCATCTGGAAGTGTAATTGTATCAAGAAGCATTGTTATCTCCAAAAGTTAGTGAACTTGAGTGCACTACGCCACCATCTTAGCACGTTCAAATTGTGTTAATAAATCGTTTACTGTAAGTTTGTCAGCTTTAAACGGCCCCACAACATTTCCTCCTATGTTGAACTTGACTGCGTGTTCAACAAAACTGGTATAATTATTATCCTTAACTATACCCCCCAGATTGAACTTAGGTATGGCTGGAATCACAATACCCTTATTTACATAGCCACCAGTAGCCATCTGCTGAGTGAGTGCTTTGGGTACTCTGTTATTATTTAGCATACTCATGAATCTTAATCCATAGTTCTTTACAGCACTGGCTCGTTGTACAAACTCTCCCCTGGTGAGTAATGCAGGAACATCATCTTTAGTGCCAGAACCCTCGGATATATAACCGCCTACAGCGTAACCACCAGGAACCTTCTTACGGCTTTTATCTATAAATGATAACAGTTCTTCTATTCTGTTAGATGTATTTTTAGTTATCTCAATTATATTTTTAGCAGAATCATTATTAACTTTCTTAATATCATTGACCTTATTCTGTTCTATCTTTTTTAGTTCATCCGCACTTTCCCTATTTAATACCTCCAACTCATCATTCTGCTTTTTAATACGAGCTTTAGTCATATCTTGTTTCTTAACTTCAAGACTGTGCTCTACGTTACTTCTGTCAGCTTCCGCAGAAAATACAATTCCAGATTTCTGTCCGGCACTATCGCTCTTTATCCCTGCTATTTGTTGATTAGCCTTATTCGTAGCATCTCTTGTTTCGTTAGCCAGTGTGTTTTCTGCTGCGGTGACTGCCTTAGTATCGTCACCTGCTGCACGTATCGCTTCTTCAGCTTTTATATTAGCCACACTTATTGCATGTTTCTTCTTTTCGAGGGCTACTGCTATATCGTGGGCTTCTTTAGCTGCAACTGCTTTTAACGCTGCTTCTTCATTTATATTTATTAACGCTATATCTCTGTCTGCTTTAGCATTTAATGACGCTATTTTTCTTTCTTCTTCTGCATTGCTAATAGCATCAGCTAACGCTCGTTTAGAATCTTCTTCTTTTCTTTTTCTTTCCAGATCCATATCTCGGAGTTTTTGCGCTCTGGCTTCTTTTAAATCCTCTATAGCATTTATTCTGTCTGTGGTTCTGTCCTCCTCTTTTTGTTTTTTCTCCGCATCCATGTCCTCTAACTTACGGTCATTCTCTAATTGTAGAGACTCAATACTAGCCGCCGTCTCTTTATTTATTTCTTCTTCTTTTAGTTTACTCTCCTCTTCTATATCCGCTAATTTTCTCTGCTTGGCTACATCCAAGTCAGCTATTTTTTGCGCCAAAAGTTCTTGACTAGCTATTTTCTCTTGTTCAATCTCTATTTGTAAATCTTCCTCAATTCTCTGTTGCTCCACATCTAAAGCAGCTAATTTTAGTTGTTTTTCTTCTTCTATGTCCTCTAATTTTCTGCCCTGAGCAATATCAAGTTGTTCTAGTTCTATTATATGAGCTTCTGCTAAATCAGCAAGTTTCTGTTCTTTCTCAGCCGCTGCATCGTCTATTTTTAACTGTCTAGTGGCTTCTAAGTCAGCCATAACTCTTTCTAGCTCGATAACAGCATCTTCTTCTGCTCTCTGTCTTTCTAAATCTAACTCTTGTATTTTTAGGGCTGCCTCCTCCTCCATATCAGTTATTTTTTTGCTCTTCTCAGCATCCATATCCTGCATTTTTCTGTCAAACTCTATTTGTAGATTAGCCAGCTTCTCTGCTATTTCAGTAGCTCTATTTTCTGCTGCAATTGCAGCTTCTTCTGCCATATTAGCTAATTGTTGTTCGTGTACTGTAGCCAAATCAGCTAACTTTTGCTCTGTTTCAGTCATTGCAGCTTTTGACTCTTCCTCAGCTCCCTCATCTACTTTTTCTTTCGCAAGATCAGAATCTGCTTTTAAATCCTCTTTCTTTTTATCCTCTTCCTCTAAAGATAAATCTCCAACAAGCTTAGTTGCCTGTACTATCTTAGACCCTGAAGATGCTACTCCCTTTTCTGCTATTTTGTTATCTTGTACGGAAGAATAATCCTCTTGAATACCCTGTAAATCTGATATAACTTTAGTAGCCAGCTCTTTATCGCCACTCTTTTTGGCTTTATTCAAATCAAGGATAGCTTTTCTAAACTTAACTCCTATTTCAGCTATTCTAGCTGTCTCAGCTTCTTCTTCAGACATGTCTCGTTTTCGTATGTCAGACAATTTCTCAGCAGTAGCTTCTTTGGCGTCTATAAGTGTCTGTTGGGTACTCTTCTCTAAAGCGATTCTATCTTCTGCTAACTTTTGTTCTTGCTCCAGTAAGTTGTCGTTAATCTCTTCAATACTCTCCAGCCGGTTTTCCTCTATATTCGCTAACGATTCTTGTAAACTCTCCTTCTCACTCTTTATGCTTTCTGAATAACTCTCCTCTAACTCTATTGCCTGATCAGTCTTATCTTTTATGCTTTCTAACTCAGCTTTAACGCTATCTGAGTTAATATCTTCAATGCTTCTGGCTTTATCTATGTTTGCATCTTCTATACTTCTAATAGAATCAATCTCTATATCACGTAAACTTTTGGCAGAATCTGTTTTTAAATCCTCTAAAGTTCTGTTATGTTCTATATCTAAATCTTCTATTTCTCGTACTCTGTCCTTTTCTATATCAACGTATTCTTGAGCTACCTCCTTTTGAATATCTAGTAACGTCTGGGTTAGCTCTTTATCTATCTCTATACGGTCGTTGTTACCTTCGTACTCAATATCTTCCAGATCTCTTATTCTGTCTTTATTTACATCCGCTAGTTCTTGCTGAACATCACTACTAATATCTACAAGTTCCCTATTAAAATCTCTGATGTTATCTATTCTTTCATTGTTTATGTCTGTAGCGTTGCTTAGGGCATCCTTAGCAATATCAGCCTGGATATCTTCTAATTCTCTAGCTGAGTCTTTATTTAAATCTTCTATATCACGTTGTGTTTCAACTCCCAACTCAGTCATGCTATCTGAATGGTTCTTAGCTATGTCCTCCAAATTTCTAGTATTATCCAAAGCAATATCTTCTAATTGTCTGGAGGTAGATATTCCATCTTCTATAATACTATCATTCATATCCTCGTTTATTTCAGACATGTCATCTGAGAAATCTAACCGAATATCCTGTAATTCTTGTATCTCGTCTCTTTTAGAATCAACGGCTTGAGTAGCAAAATCCTCTGCTATCGACAACAAATTCTCATTATGCTTATCTGCATTAGCTAGTTCAGTCGATCTATATTCACCAAGTGCAGACGCAGTAGCCGCACTAGCATCGTTAGCAATATCCTGCATAGAGGATAAAAAATCAGAGTCAATATCCTCCATACTCTGTTTAGTTTGTGTGTACTCAGCAGCAAGATCTTTAAACATATCACTCTGTGCCTTAATGCTTTTTTGCGTTGCAGATGCAGCTGCTTTCGCAAGTTTTTTAGCTGCTTTTGTAGCTTCGTCTAAAGAGTCAGCACTTTCGGTAGCTACTTCGGTAACAATCTTAGGAGCTTCTTTTAGATCAGTCACATCTGGTTTTATGTCAATAACTGAGTTAACTTGATCAACAATTACCATCTCTCTTCTAAAGGCTTTAGATATAGTAGATACCTCAGAGGTATCTACCTCTACTTTAACCTTAGCTTTACTACTAGTACTTACTGGTGGGCTGCTGCCCTCCAATAGCTTTGGAGTCCCACCAGTGGCAAACTTCTGAACATCACCAGAATTTATAGCGGCCAATACGTTGTCTCCAACCGCTCTTGATGCCTCTTTGTTTATTACCCACTCTCCCTCTTCTAATAATGCGGGAACTTTATCGCCCCCACCATATCCTGGGATCTTTCCCCCTGTCTGGTATCCCTTATATTTCGTTTTCTTCTTTTCCTCATCCTCTTCTTTTTCTTTTCTACTCGCAATGGCTCTCTCTATCTCGTCTTTATTGTCCCGGTACTCCTTAGTCTGCTTAAATTCTTCATCAGACATTTCTGGATAAGCAATCTTATCTGACTTCCTGTTCTCAGGGATCTCGTATGAATCATCGCCTACGATAGATGTGTCTTTATCTTTATCTTTATCTTTCTTATCTTGTTTAGTGGTACTACCCGAACTTGTGGTACTTGATGATTTACTCTTTTCTTCTTTCTCTTTAGCTTCTTTCTCAGCTCTATCATTGGCATTTGCTTGAAGAGATTGAGCTCCCGCCTCTCCTATAATAGCGAAATTCTTCCATTCCTGGAAACTCATTAAATTGCTACCAGCGACCCCAGAGTTAAGTATAACAAACCTCTGTAGTTTGTACTCCTTCAATGCTATTGCGTTTATACCGCCTGTTTTTTTAACAAGTGCTATATACTCGTCAAGCATAGGAAGAACTTCTTCGTAATCCTGTAATCTATTAGCATCAACACCGCCATCCTCTATATCTTCAAGTATACTCTCTTTCAAAGACTCTGCTGGAAGTTCATCAAACTTATTGAATTTTACTTCCCCATAATCAATAATGTTAAGTATCTCCCATCGTAATTTTGTAAGAGCATCCCTATAATGTTCAATTTCACTTAGACTACTACGTTTATGCCCCCTAACGTCTCCGCCTATAGCAAATTCTTGAGTCTCTATGTCGTCTTGAATATCCCCACCAGCTTTATACTTATCTGCATTTTTATATTGGGATAATAAACTTATGTATTTATTAGACTCAGCTATCCTACTTACTTCTTCATTAGCTTTTTCAAAATCTTCAAGATCGTCAAATTTTTGCATGTCTTTACGAATACTCTGTAATGTTGACAAATCGTAGTCGGAGAATCTATAATCTGACATTAATAGCTTACTCAATATTAAGGATAACTTTCTGCGTTCTTCTTCTAAAGCTAATTTTTTATCATGCTCTTCTTTTCTTAAGCTTGCTAATTCCTTTGTCTCGGCTAATTTTTTGTCTTTCTCTTCTTTTCTTAAGCTATCGGATTCGTTCTTGGAAAGTACCTTATCTGAAGTAGTACCTCCAGACGCAAACTTAGTAACCTGCATTGAGTTGATTTTTGATATATAGTCTTTACCGTATTTATCTACAGTCTCTTTACCTAATATCCACTCTCCCCTTTCCACCAGAGCGGGTACAAGTTTATTGTTGCCACCGCCATTAGCGAACTTGGGTGCATCTCCCTCATTAAGTCCTGCTAGATACTCATCTCCGTACTTTTTAACCGCCTCTTTTCTTATTACCCACTCTCCAGGAGCTAGCATGGCTGGTACTGTATCGCCACCACCATAACCAGGTATTCTGCCTCCCTTTCTGTATCCTTGGATTTCTCCACCAAGGTGATTACTTGAAGGATTAGGTACTTTAGCTATTATATTGACTTCTCTATCTCTGGTCAGGGTGTCTAACTGATTTTCTATCTGATCTGCATTAGATAGTTGTGCTGTCATATTTATAGGTTTCTCTGCCAAATTTCTAAGAGAGTCAACAGCATTAGCAGTCCCAGTTACTTCGTTCCTAATCTCTAATAATGCTGCGGCAGCTTGTTCCTTTATGTGAGCTGGAATTTCTGTCATAGTAGCTTCTACAGACTTAGCAGCTTCGTTGACAGCTGCTAAGTCTGTCTTGAGACTTATTATGTCCTTTATTGTACTTGGGTCTATAGACAGAGTATCGTTAATTTTTTGTATCTTATCCACTTCGGTATTAATATCTAAAACTGCATTCTTTATCTCGTCCATTCTTGACATGACAAGAGCGTGATTCTGTTTACTCCTCTCCTCAGCTTCTGTCTTATGTTGTATATCAAGATTATTCAATGCTATGCTTTCATCAGTAACCCTTTTTAATAGCTCGAGTTCCAGTCCTTTATTATCTTCTACAAGAGCACTATAACTTTCAGCTCTCGTTATAGAAGATTCAATAGCTCCTCTTTCCAATTCTGTAGCTTTGGCAAGTGCATCTGCTGCATCGTGATCTCCAGCAGCTCTTAATTTAGCTATTTCAATTAAATTCTGCTCGTATCCTAACATCTTCTCTTTAGCAGCTATTAACTGCTCGTTAGCAGCCTGTTCTATCGCAGAATTTTTAAGAATCTGATTCTGACCCTCAATTCTATACTCAAGCTCTTTCTGATTGTAATCTAACTTTAATAGTAAGTTATCCTCTTGTAAATTTCGGATATCTAACTGAAGTTGCTGAGTTATAGTTAATTCATTTTTGGCCTCTACCGATAATAACTCAAGTCTTTCTTTTGAATACTCTTTATCCAACTCAAGAGATTTAGATAATAGTTCTTTGTGGGAAGTATTCTTCTCTTTTTCTAAATCAGATAGTTTATCATAAGCCTGTTGTGATACAGCCACCCTTTCTGCCATTATATACTTGGCATGTATATAGGTAGCAGTTAACGATTGCTCTTCTACTGATACTCTTTCTTCACCAGCTTTAGTTACAGTATCTACTAGAGTAGCAAGAGCCTCTTCTTCTAATCTTTGTTTTTCATTTATTGCGTCCTCAGTAGCTTTAATTTCTGCTGCTCTATTCTCTAACTCAAGACGTATTCTCTCTTCAGAATTATCAAGAGCTATACTTCCCATTCCAGCGTACATACTTGTGTACGCAGATATAACCTCGTCAGAATTCGCTCGGACACTATTTACATAATCGGTATTGGCAATCTCGGTTATATTAATATTAGCATATAAGCTATCTTCCAGGTTATCATGGATTATATGATTTATGTCATTTTCTATATCTATTCTCTTAGCGGCCTCGTTTTTTAGTTCGCTAACTATCTCTGACGAGTAATGTTTTATAAGATTTACTTTTCTACTCTGATTAATCCCTACTTCAGAAGTGTTAGTTCTATTGTATTCTGTCTCACTATCTATTAATTTCTGCTTAAATACCTTATCAACCTCTATTATTTCATTTGCGCCATCCGCCCTTATCTTTAATTCTTCTTTGGTACTCTTAATGGCATTAGATATAATAGTGGCTACAACTTCTTCCTCACTCTTGGTTATGACTTCTTCTTTATTCTCCTGATAAGATTTTAAGTAGTCTGATAAACCTTCTAGCCCGTTCTTTTCTTCTGCTATTCTAATCTCTGTGTAATTCTGTATGCGTTCGATTGTTCTATCCAGAGATTCAGATAATGCTGTATCCCTATCTTTATATCCTTCAGCTTCTAGTTCTGACAAATCAGACTCAAGTTTACGCTTCATGTTCAGAAGAACTTCTTGCTGTGCTTTCATCTTAGCTAAATCAACAACTTCCGGATTTGATATAGCAAGGTTCGACTTATTCATTGCATCTTCTGTCTTTTTTAATCCTTCAATAAGATTTGCAAAATATGCTTTGCTCTCTATCGATAAAGAGTAAAAAGTGTTGGTGAGTGTTTCCTTATACTCATCAGTCCAAGATGCGTCACCAAGAGCATCTTCAAATTTGTCTCCTGCTTCTTTTAGTGTTTTCGTGGTGGTATCTAGTTCATTCCGTACTTGTTCTTCCCATGTAAACGCTAGTGTCTGATTAACTAGATTATCAAAAGACTGCCTTATGCTATCTCCTGCCTCTGTTACCATGGGAACAAGAGAGTCCAATACTTGTTCTATGCTACCAGCAGAGAACTTATATTCTTCCAACAAGGCTCGCATACTATCTCTAGTAGCAGTAGCTACATCAAGTTCTCCGACTTCCATGAGCGGAGACATTATATTAGTTCTAACTATGTTATCAAATTCCGCTGTTGTAGCGGTCATGTTAGCGTTAAGTTCCCTCTGTCCAGAAGTTATCTTTTTGCTGGCGTTATCCCACTCATTTTGAACCTCTGTGATTGTCTCTTGTAAGTATCTTCTGTACTCGGCTCCGTCGTCATTTCCAAAAGAGGCAGCTCCTACCGAAGCATTTATCTCTTTTTTTAAATCGGCCAGTCTCTTGGAATAAACTTCATGTACCTCTGCGAGACTATTATCTATTTTGTCTTTATCTATTTCTATAGCAGCGTGTTCTATTTTTAAAATTGCATTCTCTGTCTCTTCAGAGGCAAGTTTCATTTTCTCCACAAATGAGTCCAGTTTAAATGCGTTTAAGGCCGCTCCGTTATCTTGTAATACGCCTGAGAACTCATTTATTGAATCTGCTGCTTTAAGCAGTGCTGCTGCATAATCTGTTCGTCCAAACTTGTTGGCCGCTGCTGCTTGTTCTATCAAGAGGTCTTTCGTTACGGTTAGATTGTCTTTAAATTTCGCATCAGAAACGCCGCCTTTTCCAAGAGAAATAAGCCTTGTAAGTATAGACTCTGTTCCTCTGTCTAACTCCTCTCTCCAATTTCTTAACTCCTCTTGTTCCTTATTCAGAATCTCTATATTTATTTTCTGTGCTGAATGATAATCGTCATATACGTCTATGAGTTTTTTGATTGCATACCCAATAGCCGTTATTACAACCAGTCCTTTAATGGAGAATAAGAAAGTTAATGCTTTACCAAATGTGCTAGTAGCTAGGGCTGCCCTTCCTGTTGCCGCCGCTAAGTTATTATTAGCTAACGCAAGCTCCTGAGTTATAACTATATTTCGACCTTGAGCTTGAGCCAATGCTAATTCTGCTTCTAGTAGTGTGGTTTCTGCTAATGCTAACGCTGCTGTTCTCTCAGCTAAACCTTCAATTGCTAACGCTCTAGCTACCTCTTCTCTAGCATTGGCTACTGTTAACTCAGCGGCTTGTAGTTCTAAAGCAGAAAGGGTTGCTCGTATTCTTATGACGTTTGCTTGTGCTGTTGCGGATGCTTGTGCAGATGCTGCTTGTGCGGCGAAAGATTGGGATAGTGTGGTATTAGAGGCTACTGAAGCAGTGGTTAATCTGCTATACAATCCTATAGTAGAATTTAGAAGAGTATATCTTCCTAATAAAGACCCAAATGCTGCTGCTGCCACACGAACACTAAGGTTAACAGCTGCGAAAGTAGTTATGGCAGTTCCAAGTATAGCCACAGACTGAAAAACTACAGTATAGAATTCTTTATTAGACTGAATAGCAGATGCTATAGAGTTCACAAAATCTGTTGCGTTGTCTATAAAAGAACGAACAGACGGAGTTAGTAATTCTCCTATCGTTAATGATACGTCCTTAACTGCCCCATTAAATAGTTTGAAACTCCCCATGAGTGTGTTAGACATAACGTCCGCAACTCTTCTCATAGTCCCTTCTGAAGTCTCATTGGCATAGGTCATCTCTCTCATCTTGTCTATGCCCTGACTTATAAGAGCTGCCATTCCTGGGCCGGCTCTCTGACCAAATACAGCAATCGCTTCTCCAGCTGTCATATTGGCCTTAACCAATTGCTCCATTATTTCAATCAGAGACAAATAGTTACCTTCTGCATCAGTCAATTGAATAGTGTTTTGACCTATTCTATTTCCTAGTTCTGCTAGTGCTTTCTCAGCCTCTCTTGGGGGATCGACTAATCTAGCTATGATACCTCGTAGTGAAGTACCAGCTTTACTTGCACTTATTCCTGCATTGGACATAATACCTAATGCAGCAGAAGTCTCCTCAATACTCATACCTAAATTGGCCGCCATAGGAGCTGCATAACTCATGGCTATACCAAGTTCGGATATATTAGTATTTGTGTCTATGGCAGTTCTGGATAACACATCGCCTATACGTTTGAAATCTTCTATAGCCAGACCCATACCATACATAACACCAGTAGCTATGCTGGTTGCGTTGGTGACGTTCATCACTCCTGCGGTTGCTAAATCCATTACCGCCGGAAGAGCTTGCATAGACTCTCTAGCACTAAATCCAGCTTGTCCAAGTTCTATCATTGCCTGAGCTGTACTTTGTGCGCTCTGTAGGGTAGTCTTACCCATAGTCTTAGCAGCATCAGATAGGGCTACTAATTCACCTCTAGTAGCATCCGTTACTGCTCCGACCTGAGCCATTGTATATTCAAACTTAGCAAATTCTCTTATAGGAGTAGTTACAGCATATATAGCAGCGGTAAGTGCTGCTATATTGCCAACCAACATTTCTACTCTTTCGCCAACACCTCTAAGAGTGTTACGAGTTAGTGTTCCATTAGTATTTAGAGACCCAAAACCATTAGCTAAGTTGGTACTTTGGGTAGCCAGTAATCCTGTATTTCTATTCATAGATTGTACTATAGAACCAAGACTCTTTAAGGCTTTGCTAGATAACCCAACCTGATTATTCATAGTACCCAAGGATTGATTTATCCTGCTCAGTACCTGATTAAGGTTTCCAGTTCCCATTAAATTTATTGTTACGATATCGCCTTGTGCCATAATACAGTCCTCCAAATTATACTAGATCTCTTAATGCCCCTGCTAACCTGCTCCAATTACTATCTATGGTTTTTTGATCTAACTCTTGTTCCTGCATATTTGTATTGATGCCCAAGAATTTCTTGACGCTGGTCATTGTGGATTTCCCAAAATTACTAGCTGATTTCATGAGTATAAAGTCAGTAAATTTTCTGTTCTGACGTTCGTAATATGCTCTTTTTACATGTACCCCGAACTGACCAAAAGTGTAGTTCTGTATAGCCTCAAAAGAATGCCCTTCTGATATTAGGAAGCTAACATTTTCTCCTAATCCTGAATTTGTGTCTGTGCCTGGTCGTGATCTATTACTCTCCTGACTCCTCCCGTCAGCATGTTTAGTATCCCCGCCAAGCCCTCTAAGTTTTTTTCCAATGCTTCCTGATCTCTAGTATTGATCTCAAATGCAGATGATACCAGCTCCAATACTTTACTTATTGGAAGCCGCACAAGGTCAATAACTGGAATACCTGTTAGCACTTTCAGAATTTCAGGTGCTTCCTTGATCAACAGGGGCACAATAGTGTCAAGATTGTTAGAGGTTTCAGATATACTCTTAAACATGCCTTCACGACTCATTTTCTTGACTATATAGATTGTTTTGCTAGACACTTCTGAGAAGGACTTCCATGTTAGGGGGGTCACATTGATAAGTACAGTTCCAACTTGAACTGTATTGGCAGGTAGGAGTATCGCCCAATCTTCGTCTGTGAAGATTGATACTTCGTTTGAAATGCTCATTTTTATTCTCCGTTTAGTTTGAGCTATGCTCACTAAATTACGTCTTAAATGAGTGCACCAATTTTTATAGTTAGTGCACTCGAGTTCACTAACCTTTTGTTATCTTACACTTCCATTACAAAGCGTACGAACGGTTCGGTTGGATGATCTGGGTCTTTAAGAATCTCTCCAGTAAATGGCAATGACATCCACTCATCTGAAATGAATCCAACCGCTCCTGCTGGCTGTAGAGACACTTTCCATGCTGTGAAGTCATAGTTCTTACCAGCGGGGTTATTAGAAATAAACTTCAGCTGAACTTCCATATCAGGAACTTCTAGCATACTGATCTGGGTAAACTTAGCATCCTGTCTCCCGAATGCACAAGTGAGTTCGGAATTGAGGGTGATAGTTCCACCATCCGCAGCATCTATAGTTCTGATCTGACCAGCAAACATATCTACTATGTAGTCAGTTCCGGCAGTGTAGATAGTCGGGGTAGCAGCAGATTTTACCACAAGAATATCGGTAGAAGCAGTAGTCACCTGAGACCCAACTGCTTTAGCTGTGCATGGTGTAGTAGCGTCTGAAGTAATGGTCTCTCCAGATACAAATACTCCAGTGACATTAGTCAATCCTACAATACCTGCGGTTGCGGCGGCAGCCTCAATAACAAATGAGATATCGCCAGTAGCACCGCCAGCTCCAGTTAGTGTGTCTCCAACAACCATATCACCAGCAGTTATTGTATTGTACTGTAGATAAGTGATCGGAGTAAGCTTGCGAGTACCAATATCGTATAGAATTTCAGATTTAACAGGAGTTACAAGTGTGATCATTCCTGTACTGGCAGACTGTGTAACTGGGGTACCGTTTGCCATAAATGCAAGAGCAAAGTTCTTATCAGTGATCTCATCAATGGTGAACTCCACTTTTGGTGTTACCTCATTAACTAGAGACTTGTCCTTAGATTTGATACCGGACATGCTCTGGTAATGATCCAATTTTGAAATCTCGAGAGAGAAAGTCATGGCTGAGGCATTTCCGATCTCTCTAAATCCCTGATAAGTCCCTGATTTCTTTTCATTAATCAAAAGTCGTCCTTTGCCTAGAGTGTAATTGTCACTACTTGGACTATTTGACATTTTTCATATCTCCTGTAACTATGTTGTTATTTTTATTTCTTCCGTGATTGGCATGAAAGTTATATTTTACTTCATTATCTTTTCTATTTGTTATAGCTTCCTCTTTAGTATGGAAATAATAACATTGTTGTACGTTGTTTACCTTAATTTTACTTACCCACAAACCAGATTTATGCTTGCTAACTCCTACAGTACCAGAAGTATTATTTTTATGTAAGCTCTGATTCCTCATATTCTCACTCTGATTAACACATCTCAAATTAGATAATTTATTATTGTTATAATCACCGTCTATATGGTCTATCTGCATATCTACCTCAATACTGCCAGTAACCATTGCCCATATAACCCTATGAACATAATACGCCTTACCTTGTATCTCTACCTGTCTGGCTTTCCTAGTTTTATATCCAGCTTCTTTACCTTCTAATTTCGTATTATTGGGAGCTTTCTTCCAGTATAATTTACCTTCCTCTGGATTATAAAAGAACATCTCTTTCAGTAACTCTGTATCTGGTAGTTCTACATACTTCATAATCACCTCTCATAGTAATTTCTCATTTTTATAGATGCGGTGAAAACTGTTTGAGATTACAGAGTTCGGGAGCTACCCTATTCACCGCAAATTTATTTAAAGATATAAAAGAGTGTAATTGTCACTACTTGGACTATTTGACATTTTTCATATCTCCTGTAACTATGTTGTTATTTATAATTCTGTTTCTGTGTAAACGATTTCAAGCACTAATCTAATTCCCATAGTACCGTCTCTTCCAGATGAGTAAGGGCCTACAGTTTTCTTCTCAACTACATTTGCTTTAGTTAAAAGACCGCCATTAGAAAGTGCTCCTTTTCTAGTGCTTTTGTACAACTTCTTAACTCTATCCTTATCGAGATCCCACACTTCTATCATCAGACTCAAAGTTCTTATTAGCGGGAAACCTAAATTGTTGTGGGTCGCCCTCTTTATTATTGAATCCTCATCTTCGAATAATAGAATTGCTGGCATACTGTTAACACCTATTGGATCAACAGGTGTTAATTCCATATGGCAGAGTTCAAATTGATCATAAGGAGGATTATTCGTGACTTCGTTATATATCCGTTCAATTATATCTGTAACGGCATTATCCCTAATATCCATGAATTACCCTTTCTTCTTAGATAACGTGAAAAGACTTTTTCTCTTATCTGGTGTTATCTTATTAAGTTGTCTGTATATACGTATGAAGTTAGTACGCATTGTATCTGGGTCTAATAAGTTGTCTTTTGCAGGGCCGCCTGGTGAGTTTTGAATATATTGTCTTGAGTATATTCTACCATTTATATCAACAGTTCTTGGCCCCGCCCCTTTCCAGGGGAGTTTTCCCTTAGCTGATCCATATATGAGCGGCCCTGCGTGTTTAAATGTATTACACACAGTCCAGGATACCAAATTATCTCGTCTTAGATAGTAGTTATCCTGTGCTTTTCCGGTAACTCTGGTTGACTTCTCCCTTAAATCCATGAGGAGTCCTTTATTTAACAATTCCCCGGCCTCAATATACCCTACTCTCAGCCTGGTTAACCTACCCTGGATTTCAGACCCTCCATGTAGTGATGCTACCCATTTTGAATTAGTTAATGAGGTCATATTAAGTTAGTCCTTGGATCGAAATAAGAATAAACCTGTTCATTATATTATGCAGTTTAGTTACTGCGTATATTTTACTGCCCTCTACTATGAGATCTCTAATTGATATCCCAGAAGGGGCGTTCGCACACTTAACTGCATATTCAAAACTTCCTGTTATCAATCCTCCTATTCCAGCAGGTAAGTTTTTCATCATTGCTGACTCTTCTTTCTTCTGAAATCGGATCATAGTAACTGGGTATTCGATATATCGCTCAACATTCATTCTCTTCTCAGGATCAAATTCTGCTTTAGTGAATACTCTCCAGGTAACAGCTATCTGTAAATTTTTATCGCCGAATACCTGCTTTTCAATTGTATTAACACCCCGCATTATTTGCCCTGTAAGGCTCTTCATGCAACACCGCCGACACTTCTCTTGATCCATTTGCTAAGATAGGCGTCAATAATAAACATGGACTGAAGTCTATCTTTAGCAAATAAATTAGAGTTTACATTAGCAGTAGAGAAATAATCTATTGTCATTCCTCCACCAAGAGTAAATGACCTAACTTCATGGTCTGAGTATTCCATTGGATCTGAAGTGGCAGTCAATAGATGAGAATGAAACACCTGAAATGCCATCTCAATCTGTGCTTTCTTAACTTCGTCTGGCACTGATGGAGGAGACCCATAATAATTGGATGAGCTGGTGTCTATAGGGATATCCTCCACAGTGATATACTGATCGGGGTATCTTGGACTATTGTAGTCAGTAGTCCACCATCTAGGAAAAGCAAGTGCTTGATCTCTACATGCTTTTTTACCCCGATACCTAAGAAGATTCATCGATAGCGCACCCATTCTAAGTCTGTGTTCCTTAGCCTCGTCTGTTAGTGTGTACCACACATCATATAGTTCTTGTCTATAAGATAGTTCTATATGAGTATCAGCCTCTTCTATAGTCGCATATGAGTCGCTATTTTTGAGACTAGGTGTAGTAATCAGCATTTTAGATAAGCCCTATAGGAGTTTTTGACCACTGTTTCAGATACGTTCGCAATATATTTTTGAACGCAACCTGCGCTGCATTATACGCATTAGTCTGTGCAGTAGTTACTGGATACGTTGGAATGGAGAAATTCTCTCCAAACTTAAGAGCTTTCAAATCAAACTCAGACACACTGGTAGCTAGCAGATATATGTGTGCAAGATCAACAGCAAATGCTACCTGTGCATTTTTAACTACAGTAGGTATTGCTGGTGGAGACCCATAAATATTATCAGCTCCTGCAGCTTTAGTCGGAACTGCCGATATATTAGCATACTGACCTGGGTACTTGGGCCTATCGAAATCAGAATACCAAAACCTTGGGAACATTAGAGCCTGATTGGTACATGCTTTTATCCCCTGTAGATTCAGACTATCGATAACCATAACTCCGAACAATAGTCTGAACTCTTTTTGAGCGTCCGTTAGTGCAGTCCATGCAGTTGCTGAATCTGAGTGTGCCGCTGTTATCCTTGTAGCAGCATCTGCCAATGAGATATAAGAGTTAGAGGTTGCCCCTCCATTAGTTATAGTCAGTGTCATATTACACAGCTCCTATATTTTCCGCTATAATAACTGCGTCTGGGGTTTCACACTTAAAATCAACACGCATAGTCATAACTATCTGATATACCCTGCGTCTGATATCCTTGTCTGTCTCAATCATGATATCTCTCTGAATACCCCAAATTATATTCTGTGGATATGTAAGAACCAGCTTTGAGGTTGGCATAAGAGCACACGGAGTTAGTTTTACGCCAAACCCATAAACAGGAGCACGACCGGTAATGCTAGTATCGCCAAGTCCGGTCTCTCTTTTAGCCAGCTCATCTCGGTACTCGTGGTCAGTATTATAAGATGTGAAATAATCCATTGCACTTAGGTTTCTTAGATACTTGGTGGGCATAGCTGATATTACACTCTTCCACAGTGCTGATGTATATCCTTTACCAGTAGCATCTACCAATGGGTTTCCAGACATCTCAAGTATTCCATCTATGAGTGCCAGATATGAATCTGTAGCGTGGCCGACCTTGCCTTGAATTAGTAGTTCTTCAAGATCAAGAGATGTCCTTCTAGCCATATGCTTCATGATCGTAGATTCCATTGATTCGTGCTCGATATTATCTTCTAGCACATCATAAGGAATCCACACTTCTGCAATTATCTCTTTGGTATCCAACTGGATCATTCCAAGGTCTGGTTTTGATCTCTGATCGTCGGCAAGTGCAGTTCCTGAACTAGGTGCGGCCCTCAGAATACGATTCTGAAATCCAATCTTCTCAATCTTACGTTTCGGGGCATTCATACGTACAGTTCTTATCCTACTCAGCAAAGTAGGCTCATCTATAATGAGATCAATGAACTTGTTAGACTGCTCTGGGTTTAGATATCCTCCATCTGATACCAAGTTAGATACTGCGATATCTGCTTTTTCGATTATGTCTGTACTATTTTTGACTGGCATTTGTTCTCTCCTATATTATGATTGATAATTCAATATTACTTAGTTTATTGGTATTTAACCGAAAAGTACACCTTTGAACAGTTCTTTTTCGTTTTTGACATCGCTGCTTTTATCTACATACAGAAGATCGTCAAAATACCTATGATCGGATTTAGTCTTTGGCTGTGAAGATAGGTTCTCGATCACCTCTTCCTGCTTTTTTATGATGCACTCAAGTTCACTGGATTTTGTAGTGACCTCTGTAGCTGTGTTTTTTAGTTTGTCCACCTCTACGGATACAGACTCAAGTTTATTGGTGAGTTCGCTTTTCATCGACATCAGCGACTCCATTAGTTTTGCAGAAAGCCCCTCCATCATTGTTTTCACATCTTCAGACACTTTAGTCTCCTCTGATATAATTGCTTCTGAATCCTCTTTTTTAGTGTTCTGTGTCTTTGCATTATCAGGCATTACATACGCTTTCTTTTGCACATCTGGAGGAAGGGTGTCAAACATCTGTTTGAACAAGGTACGTGTATTTTCAATAGCAGTCAGTATAACATTAGCTTTAAAGGCAGCGTCTGAGTGCGCCTGATTCATAACTCCATACACGATATCCTGTAAAGCCCACATTTCAGTGTATACACTATCCATAGTTTGATACTCGACTGATTCTTTTTCTATCGTAGTATTGTCCGTCTCAGTAGCGGTGTTTACATCGCTACTTCCCTTAGTTGTTACAGCAGCTATTGCTCCCATAACTCCCTTCTCTTTATTGAGTGTTATGAGTTCGATTGAATCTGTATCATAGCAGTCATCAGTGATCTGTGTGTACTTAGTGTAAGTGTCGTATTCTGTCTGATCGGCATTGTTATAATCTTTCAAAGCCTCCACTCTCTCTGAGTCCGTAAGTGTCTTAGGAACAAGAACACTTATAATAGCTTTCTTCATATTTTCTCCTTCATCTGACTTCAATATTAAAAATGGTTCCCTATTGGCTGCATGGGCTACAAGAGACACAAACTCTACTACCGGTTCTATATATCCTACTTTCTGTGGAATAAGTGCTGTAGTTGGCATCATCTCACCTTAAACCTATGAGCATGGTCAAAACTCTTTTCGGTGGCAGTTTCTGCTTTGATATCGTGGGTATGCCCAAGATTTGATTTTGTAATCCCATATCTTAGTTTTCCAGAGTTCTCGTATTTGAGGGTATATTCGTGGGTGTGTGGCGGGAGTATATCTACAGTTGACTCTTCAGTATTTCCTGAAAATTCCTTTACTACGCTGGTAAGTTTAATTTCTTCTGTGTTGTTTATTGAATAGCCTCCTAATGAGAAACCATTCAATTCTCCTGATAGTACAGATTTCCAGACTGAATCGGTGCATCGTACTCCTAAAACCCAAGACCCTACTGGAAAATCTGGATCGCTATCTCTAGCTATAAAACTCTCAACAACAGAACAGCCGGATTCTTTGAATGTGTGCTGAACATCTATTTTTGCGTACTTACCCTCTGATATAAAATCCCAGGCCATAGTAAGAACTGCTTCTTCAGTTATGGTTTCTCCGTGGGTATCGACAGCGTTAGGTTCGTAAACAACACCATACACTACTTGGTGTTGTTTATCTATCCTCTGTAAGTCCACATTATAAGATTGATCTGATTTTTTTATTGCAGATAGTTTGCGGGGCATAAGTTACTCCTATTATGTGTATTATATAGAGTAACTTATGCGTGTATTTGGGGGGTATGTCAATACTAATTTATGCTATACTACTTGAAAAATGTTTTTATCTATATCTCATCATATGCCGTGGGATCTTCTACAGCATCATATACAGTTTCATTTCCTAATCCAGATAACACAATATCTTGTTCTATAATAGAATCTTTCATATTGAATAACATACGAACACTTCCTTTCTCTCCATCTCTTCCTTTAAGGAGTCTCAATATCCTATACTGTACTGGACTTGAGTTATTAGCATCGTTTGCATTCTCGTATTCAAAAGACAACAGCATACTTGCAAACTGTGTCATTGCTTGGCCGCCGTAAATACCTGTAACTTTACCATTACCATCTTTCCCGAAATGATATGTAAGAAGTATGCCTACATTCTCTACCATAGCTAGATGTTTGAATGCTTCAACTATATTGATCATTCCTTCCCATCGGTTGCCCTTATCCTTCTTAGACCGTACGATCGCTGCTCCATCCACAACAAGTAGATCAGGTTTTAGTTCCTTTACCGCAGTGGAAATATCTTCTATGTTAGAGTATACACCTCCAGGAAGAATTTTATAATAGTTGTCAACCTCCTCGCCATATTTTATTACTCTCTGATTGACTACACTATCTATTTTCGGCCTTAAGAATGCTCCTACCTCTCCCATTTTAAATAAGTTTGAATCTAGTCGTGTAGCAATTGCTAAATCCCTTCTAGCAACCTGAAGTTCTGGCATTTCTGTGCATACAGCAAGAACTTTATTGCCATCCATATAGGCTTCTCTTCCTATTTTCAATGTCATATTCGTCTTACCTAGTCCTGTCATTCCGGCTATAACAATGACGTCTCCTTTCTGTATTCCCCCAGAAACGCCGTCTATAAATGGTATTCCAAAAGATATCCCAAGAGACTCTTCATTTTGTTGTATCCTATCGTGTTTTTGTATGACCTCTATGTGTAAGTCTCGCATGTCTTTAACAACGGTCTTTAAACTATCCGAGGACAAAACACTCTGAGTCTCAGATATTATGTCCAGAAAGTTCGTGCTATCGCCATCAATAATCTTATCTCTAAGACCGTTAGCTACATCAGAAACCCACTTCTCACACACCTGTTCTGCCCAAAACTTAAAGGGTTCGTCTATACATCCTTGTATGGCGTTGTTTGGAAGATTACACTCTATCTCAATAGTCTCTATACTTGGGTATGTCCCATACTCGCCATAAAAAGAGATCGTAAAATCAAAAGCAGATTTCTCAGTGCCTGTTAGTTTTTCTGATCTTATATTTTCTTCTGATATTTTAGTTGGAGTTATATTGTCCCGCACTATGGCTTTTATCATGCTATATGCTACTGTCATTTATTTCTCCTGTCCAAGGATCTATACACCATTTCAGATACTACTTTATTGGAAAACAACACATCATTAACCACTCTTTTTAAAGAACTGCTAAATTCTTCTACTGAAGATATCCCATCAGACAGATTCAAAATTAAGTTGGCTGCTATTGCGAATTGGGTTATTACAAGTCCTTCTTTTAATTCCTCCATAGATGCTTTGAATGCGCTCTTTGTAATGTCAAGTGCCTCTG